CCCTCGATCGGTGAGGCCGTCGAGGTGAAGCCGTATGTGCCGTCGCAGCGCTTCCGCAGTGATAAGCAGCGGGCGGCGAACAACAAGCGCGTCCGTAAGGCGATAGCAGCCCGCGCGGCGCGTAACACCTAGTCCCCCGGTGCCGCACGGCGCCGACTTCCCGCACGGGAGAACCCATGAGTGACACCCCGACCGACGCTGCCCCCGACCAGGTTGAGGCTCCTGCACAGGAGTCGAAGCCGGAGGTCGACTGGAAGGCCAAGGCACGTGAGTGGGAGCAGCGCGCCAAGAGCAACAAGGCGGCGGCTGACCGGCTCGCGGAGCTCGAGGAAGCGAACAAGACCGAGGCGCAGAAGGTTGCCGAGCGTCTGGCTGAGGCTGAGGCCAAGGCTCAGGCGGCGGAGCAGCGTGCGCTGCGGTTCGAGATCGCTACCGAGTTCGGTCTGACGGGTGAGGGCGCGAAGGCGCTCGAGCACATCGCGTCTGAGGACGGGATGCGGGCTGTCGCTCAGCTTCTTGCCGGCAAGGCCGAGCAGGAGCGCAAGCAGGGCAACGTCGTTCCCCGCGAGGGCACCGGTACGGGCTCTGCTGCTGCCGATGAGCGGTCCGCGTTCGCGGCGTACCTCACCGGCAACCCCACCTGACCTTTCTCCTAGAAGGAGCCCTCGATGGCTACCCCGTTCAAGACCGGTGACGCCCGCTACAACGGCGTGTTCACCATTCCGCAGACCGACCTGGGTCGGATCACCGAGCGCGTGCAGAACGACTCGGTGCTGGCCCGCCTGTCGCCGGAGCGGCCGACGCTGTTCGGTGACGTCGGCGCCACCCGGATGACCCGTAAGCCGCGCGCCGAGATCGTCGCTGAGGGCGCGAACAAGTCCTCGGAGACGGCCGGTTGGGACAGCGTGGTCGCGTCCCCGGTGAAGATTCAGACCACGGTTCGGATGACGGACGAGGTGAAGTGGGCCGACCAGGACCACGCGCTCGGGATCATCGATGACCTGACCAACGCGCTCGGTGAGTCGATCGCCCGCGCGGTGGACCTCATCGGTATCCACGGGATCAACCCGGTCACCGGTACCCGCGCCACGTCGATCACGACGTTCCTGGACCAGACCACGACCCGCGTCACGGCTGCTGGTGCTCCGTCGGCTGAGGTGCTGTCGGCGGTCGGCACGATCATGGCCGGCGCTTACGTGCCGACCGGCATCGGGCTGGACGCGGGGTACGCGTTCGACCTGGCCACGGAGACCTACGACGACGGCCGGGAGCGCAACCCGGGCCTCGGCTTCGGCGGCAACATCGGCGCCTACAAGGGCCTGTCGGTCGCCACCAGCAACAGCGTGTCGGGTCGCCCCGAGGCCGCCGACACCGGCCTGCGCGCCCTCGTCGGCGACTTCACGCAGGTCCAGTGGGGCTTCCAGCGGCGCATCCCGGTCCACACCATCGAGTACGGCGACCCGGACGGCAACGGCGACCTGCAGCGCAACAACCAGATTGCCTACCGCGCTGAGGCCGTGCTCTATGTGGCCATTTTCGATCTCGACGCTTTCGCTGCCGTCGAGGTCGCCTGAGATGCCGCGTCTGCGTCACCGCCGCACTGGGGTGGTGATCGACGTCGCTGAGGACCGGGTCCGGCTGCTCCCCGCCTACGAGGTGGTGGGCGGTGCGGCCCCGGTCCTAGCGGTCGAGGAGAAGACGGCGGCGGTGGACCCGGATGAGGACGAGGGCTACGAGGGCCTCACGGTGCTCGAGCTCAAGGCCGAGATCCACCGCCGTAACCAGGACCGTGAGCGGGGCGACAAGCTGTCGGATGACGGCAAGAAGGTCGACCTGATTGCGCGCCTGGTCGCTGACGACAACCGCAACGACTGAGGGGTGTGACCGTGGCCGCCGTCGCTTTGGTGCCCGAAGACCTCGCCCCCTTCGCTGAGATTCCTGAGGCGAAGGCCCTGGCGATGATCGAGGACGCTCTGGCGCTGGCGGCCACGGTCGCCCCCTGCATCATCGAGACCACGTTCGCGCACGAGGCCGCGGCGCGGGCGATTCTGCGGGGCGCGATCCTGCGCTGGCACGAAGCCGGTACGGGTGCCCTGCAGTCCGAGGGCATCGGCTCTTACAACTACACGGTGGACAACCGGCAGCAGCGCCGGGGCATGTTCTGGCCGTCGGAGATCACTCAGCTGCAGGAGTTGTGCAAGACCAACGGCGAGGCGTCTGGCGCGTTCGCCGTCGACACGTTGGGTGTGGGCACCCCGATCGAGCACGCCGACATCTGTTCGTTGCGGTTCGGGGCCACGTACTGCTCGTGTGGGGCGATCCTGACGCAGACGGTGCCGCTGTGGGAGCGGTCCTGGTGAGCCTGGCCGCGCTGCTGTCCGGGGACGTCGTCACGGTCACCCCGTATGCGGAGGAGACCGCTTACGGGCCCACCTGGGGCGACCCGGTTGAGGTGTCGTGTCGGGTGGAGTACGGCCGGAAGCTGGTCCGCAATACGGCCGGTGACGAGGTCGTTTCCGAGACCACTATCTACGTCCTCCCTGTGCTGCCCGACGGGCGCCGTGCGGTGGACGTGTTCCCCGTCGAGTCGCTGGTCACCCACGAGGGCCGGCAGGGCACGGTGATCGGCGCGGCCCCGCACCGTGGGATGGGCGGCACCGTTTATGTCGAGGTGACCACCACATGAGCATGCGGTGGAACGGCGCGCAGATCCTCGCCGCCCTGACCGAGCACGGCGAGGGCGCCCTCGAGGACGCCGCAGAGCATCTGCTGCGGTGCTCGCAGGACATCGTCCCGTACGACACGGGAGATCTGTCCCGCTCCGGCAAATCCGGCATCCGCTCTCCCGGCCGGGCGGCGGTCACTTACCGCGACCGCAGCGCCGTGCCGGCGCACGAGCGCCTCGACGTGCCCGCCGGCAACGGAAAGTCTCGCAAGTACCTCGAGACGCCCTTCAACTCGGAGCGCGCCCGGATGTTGGCGATCATCTCCGAGCGGCTGTCACGGGGCCTCACGTGAGCTGGACGAACCGACTGCTGGCCGGCATCGGGCAGCACCTTGCGGCCAACGCCGGGGCCACCTGGCGCCCCACAGGGGCGTACACGACGGCCGATAAGTGGCCGGTCGTCATCACCGCCGTCCCCGCGTCCCCTGATGAGGTCATTGTCCTCACCCCGTACAGCGTGACTGACGACTTCGGCACCTCTGACGTGGTGCAGGGCGTGCAGGTCCGCACCCGGGGCACGCGTGACCCGCGGCCGGTGTCGGACCGCAACGACGCCATCTACGACGCCCTGCACGGGCTCGCGCACGTCGTCTTGAACGGCGTCCACATCGTGTCGATCGAACGCAACTCCGCTGCCTACCTCGGGGTGGATGCGAACGGCCGACATGAGTACACGTCCAACTTCTATGTCCAGGCGGCTCGGCCGTCGACCCATCGCACCGACTGACGGAGGCACCCCGTGACCGCTCCTGCTACCCCCGAGACCCTCGTCAGCACGCTGGCGCGCAAGTTCCGCCTCGACGTGAACACCGGCCCGCGCGCCACCCCCGTGTGGGTGCAGGTGCGGGGCATCACCAACCTGACCGCCGGCCTGGACACCAGCCTCGAGGACGACTCGGACTACGACTCCGACGGCTGGGCCAGCCAGACCAAGACGCAGCTCGCCTGGACGATCACCGCGACCGTGAAGCGCGGTAAGGGCGTGGAGACCGGCGCGTACGACCCGGGGCAGGAGGCGCTGCGCCTCGCCGCTGAGGAGTTCGGCGCCGACGGTGTCGTGGACGTGCGCTGGTACGACCGTGAGGGTGGCGAGGAGGCGTACCGCGGCGACGCTGAGGTGTCCTGGGCCCCCGCCGGGGGGTCGACCACGGACCTGGACACGGCCGAGGTGACGCTGACCGGTAAGGGCCGGCGCAACGTGATCGACAACCCTGAGGCCGCCTGAGCGGTCGGTTAGACGGCGGGGGTCGGGCCTTCCTGGGATGGGGCCCGGCTCCCGCTTCACATCCCAGGCCATCCCAGGCCATCCCAGGAGATTGCTGTGTCCGCGTTCCGTGACCTCGATGAGATCCTCGTCGACAAGCCCGTGCGTCTGCCGATCAAGGGCAAGACCTACGAGTTCCCCGGTTCGATTCCGGCGCGTACGGGGCTGATGCTGCAGCGCATCGCCGCCGCCGCGCACAAGGCCAAGAACGCCAGCCCCACCGACCTGGCCGAAGAGGTCCTCTCCGATGAGGAGGAGATCGACCTTCGCGGGGAACTGATGGGGTCCACCGAGGTGGAGATGGCCCGCGACGGGCTGACCACCGCGCACACCTCACACGTGTTCCAGACGCTGCTGATCTGGCACATGGCCGGCGAGGAGGCCGCGGCTGCCGCGTGGGAGTCCCTGGGAAAAGTTCAGGTGCCGAATCGGGCGGCTCGCAGGGCCTCCAGGGGTTCGGCGAGTACGACCCGGTCACCGGCCTCTACGAGTACTACTACGACCCCGCCGCGGAAGCGGGCAGCTCCGGCATCACCTGGGTCCGCCTCCTCGAGCACTGGAGCCTGATCGAGGCCGACCTGCACGACCGCTACGGCATCGACGTCGAGCTGTGCCTGAGCCGGTCGTGGCGGTGGCTGCGCACCCGGATCGTGGGCCTGCTGTCGATCCCCCCCGCGGTGGCCCCGGATGGGACCCCGATCCCCGCCACCCGCATCGGGCTGGCGCTGAACCCCCCGAACCCGGACAAGAGGCGGAGGTAGCCGCGTGGCGTTGACCCTGGGCGAGCTCACCGCGTTCCTCAAGCTGGACGACTCCGGGTTCAAGGCGGGGCTGGGCGACGCCGAGGGCCGGTTCAGCGACTTCGCGGCGAAGAGCGCCAAGCTGGCGGCCGCCGCCGCCACCGGGGTCGGGGCGATGTTCGCCGCCGGCATCGTCGGCGCGATGGACGTGGAGAAGGCCAACGACAAACTGGCCGCGCAGCTAGGGGCGACGGGGCAGCGCGCCGGGGACCTGGGGAAGATCGCCGGTGACCTGTACGCGGGCGCGTACGGGGAGTCGATGGAGCAGGTCAACGAGGCCATCCGCGGCGTGATCCAGTCCGGCGCGGTGATGGAGGGCGCCTCCAACGAGCAGATCCAGTCGGTCACGGCGAAGGTGCTGGACCTGGCA